ACACTCAGCAGTATATATATATACATACAGGGATAAGAAGAGAGGTTACCCTCTCTCCGTTATCCTAGTGCATTAGAAGCGATTGCCTTTCAAGCCAAACTCCAACGTACGTATACTACGTAGATAACTACGAATCTCCCCTACGAGATCATAGTCCTCTTCAAGTCTACATTTGTGCTGCAACAGTGCTGCCTGTCGTCTGGCCTTCTTGATGGTAGTCTTTGTAGCTGACCTATTACCAATACCCTCATCTAATAGTTCGTTAGTCTCAACCTTCCAAGCTTCTACATCATTGTCTAGATCCATATCCATCGTTGTAATTGTAGTAACATTATTCTCTGACATTATCTGTCTCCTTTGATTAATTATTATTATAAGTATACTAGTATATAACTAAAAATTGAATATAACGTAATCTCGATAGAGAAAAACCCTCCGTTAGGGGGTACCACTGTTTAAAACACCACACACTAAAATGCTACATTTTTTAAAAGTTAGTGCTACAGGTCACATATATTTCTTGTTCTGATCCGTATATTAGTTGTATATTATGGATATGATAACTAGAAACGATATATTTCAGGCAGTAAGATGGTTCAACTTAATAATAGGTATAGCAAATTTCTACTATTACTTTATTGGTGCATCTTTTTTCTTACTCCCGCTTGGGGCACTGAACATGGCAGCATGGGCGTTTACTCTTGGCAGGAAAGTGGAGGAATCAGAGAAGAAGTAGCCAACATTATGTTAGGGCTATTCTTTTTAGGCTTAGTGAAGTTAGGAGATTATTTGGATGATAACCCTATGGCTGGGTACAGTTGTCCTGATTACTGTGAAGTAGATCATGAACATTATAAGGGGAAAGACTATGAAGAGAAAGATGAAGAAGCCACCGACAAACAAAGAGATACTGAGCTATATGGACCAACTCTTTCTGCAGATAGAGAATAACCAGAAAGCTGTTTATGATATATCTCAAGTGCTATCTGACTATATGAGTTATAATGGGGATACAGACAAGTTTGCAGACTTTATGAAGAATAAGTACTCTGGATCCGATGCTGAGATACCGACTCGCTGGTCTGTATTTACTAAGTCGCTATTTTACAGGTACTTACGCTTGAAAAAAAAGCTTGCATCATATTACTTAAAGGTAATAAATTATTACTAGTTAGTTTAACTATTAGCTTAAAAAGGAGTTATTATGAAGATCTACTACTTAACAATAGCGTATAATGAAGATACGGATACTATAGAGTATATCGAAGAAGAGGTAGTAGACAATAGTAGCCCTAAAGTGTTCACCGAAGCTGATTTAAGTGGGTACTTCGAAGAGGACCTGATTAGGTTTATGGAGGAGGCGTACATCGTAGGTGAGAGTTAGTAGGGTACATACGTTTGACTACGCTTCACACTTGTCAAACGTGGGAAATGGAAAATGGGAAACGGGAAATGAGAGAGTATAAAGTTAGGGGAAGACTACATCCTGTATACGAAGAGTTAGATGAACTTCCTCAAGAGATAGTTGTTTCTTCAGATTGGAGGAATGCTGAGATAGGTGACTGGATAAGAGCTGATGATGGTTGTGTGCTCCAGGTATTGAGAAAAGGTAGCATAAAGCGTCTTGGTAAGGTTTCTTACTATATAGGTACCTGTACGGGGACTTTTCCTGACGGTCCTAATGTCCGGATGGATACCGAAAGGAGAGACCATATATACTCGTTTGGGGGTAGAAAAGTCAAGGATACCATACGCGATAGAGAGCGCCTAACCAAGCATGAGGTCTTATTTGCTCGGTATATTGTAGCTGGATTATCTCTTGAGGAATCTTATATGAAAGCATTCCCTACTAATCAGTTTAACTATGCCAAGGGGATGGCTGCTAACTTATTTAAAACGGAGAGGATTCAAACTCAAGTGAAAGAAGAACTAAAGCCAGTACTAGAAGAGCTAGGGATAGATAATAAGACAGTTTTAAAGGACATAAGAGATGTCTCTCAGACTGCGGAAAAAGAAGACGTACGCCTAAGGGCACTTTTTAAATTAAGTGATATTCTAGACCTAGAGGACAAAAATCAGACAAGAATAACGCAAGTTTCTGGAGCTCTTTTCCAAGGCTTCTCTTCTGAAGCGCTGGAAGAAGCTCAGAGACCTGAACTAACGGAGGTTAAGAAATAATGGGTTTAATGGATACACTAAAGAGCCTTGGCTCTAAAGATGATAAGATGCCGTCAGATTGGGGGGCTATAGAGGGGAGTGAGTACGACTTAAATTTCTCAGGTAAATCACAAAAGCTAGCTGACAGTGACGCAATGAATATGCTGTACAGGTCATTTCCTTATGACCCTAATACTACAGCAACAGAGGGAGAAGGCTTAGATTTTGGGGGTTATATGAAAGAGTTGGATCCAGAGGTTATTGGTGGAAGGGTCTCAGAGCTAAGAGAAATGGGCTTTGGGGGCTCTGGCAGTAAGGACGGCTACGATGAGCGGCTAAAACAGGTCGACCCAAAATTTTATAACGAAGAGGGGGGCATGAGCGCGTCTAATTATGTGGAGCACATGATGATGATGGGAGAGTTTACAGACAAAGTCCATGGGGGTGACTATGGATCTATGGTGCAGTCAGCCAGGAGAGCTGAGACTACCCCTTCTTCTGAGGGCCCTGTTCCAGCCAGTGAGTTTGGCCCTGTAGCTGAATTGAGAGAGCCCTGGGAGACCTTTGATACCGAAGGACGATACAGGGACTAAGTGAATATAAACTCTAGAAATGTCTCTAAAGCAGAAGAAGAACTACTCCTTGCACAGGAAGACCTTATTGCATTTGGTAAACTCTTTTTGCCAGATGACTTTATGCGAAGCGAGACTCCATTCTTCCATTACCAGGTAGCTGATGCAGTTAACGACTTATCAATCAGGGAACTTGCAGTTATTCTACCTAGAGGTCATGGCAAGACTGTACTCACTAAATGCTCCATTATGCATGATTTCTGCTTTACTAAGGAACCACTCTTCTATGGGTGGGTTGCAGCTTCTAGTAAAATTAGCGTACCAAACCTTGACTACATCAAGTATCATATAGAATATAATGACCAACTAAGATATTATTTTGGGGACTTAAAAGGGAGAAAATGGACGGAAGATGATATTGAACTTAAGAATGGCACTAAGCTTATTAGCAAATCGAACCTCTCTGGTATACGTGGGGGAGCTAAACTACATAAAAGGTACGATCTTATCGTGCTGGATGACTTTGAGGATGAAAATAATACCATTACACCTGAGTCTAGGGCTAAAATCTCTAACCTTGTTACGGCAGTTGTATTTCCTGCTCTGGAGCCCCATACGGGTCGTCTTAGGATCAATGGAACTCCTGTGCATTTCGATTCTTTTATTAACAACATTCTGGTCAACCACGACAGGGCAGTGGCTGAGGGCAAGGACTTTAGTTGGAAAGTGATCACCCACAAGGCATTGCAAGAGGACGGCATTCCCCTATGGCCAAGCTGGTTTGGTATAAAGGAGATGGAGAGAAAGAAGAAGTTTTATTCAGATTCTGGCCAGCCACAGAAATTCTATCAAGAATATATGATGGAAGTTCAGAATGAAGACGATGCAATATTTACTAGAAATCATATCAAGTATTGGGAGGGCGATTTTATCCATGATGACGAAACAGGAATATCGTATATACACACATCAGATGGGGATGTCAAGCCAGTCAATATTTTCACGGGTGTCGACCCCGCTACAGATTCTACTCGTAGGGATAGCGACTTCAGCGTTCTACTTACTCTTGGGGTTGATACTGATAACAATATATATGTTATTAACTATATTCGCAAGCGTTCACTCCCTGTTCTCGGTATCCCAGGAGATCCTAAGAAGGGAATCGTTGATTACTTGTTCGAGCTTAATAACATCTATCACCCTTCCCTTTTTACAATCGAGGAGACTACAATGTCTCGCCCAATATTTCAAGCGCTTATGGCGGAAATGCGTAGGCGTAATGACTTCTCTGTCAAGTACTGCGCTGAAAAACCAGGTAACAGAATGTCGAAAAGAGACCGGATCCAAGAGATACTTGCTCAAAGGTTTTCGGTGGGTGCGATACACATTAAGAAGGACATGTATGACCTTCAAAGAGAAATTATAACTTTTGGACCCAGAATGGGGCATGATGACACTATTGATAGTCTCGCTTATGCTTGTAAACATGCATACCCTCTTAAAGGTATTTCAGAGACTAAGGATGGTTGGCAGAAGCATAAAGTTAAAGCAAAAAGTTGGGTGACAGCATAATGGGTATATATGACACTATCACACGGCCACTTGATCCAGGTCGTAGTGATAAAAAAATCACGTATGAGAAATCTATGGACAGAGAGCGGTCAGTCTATCAATATCTTTCTAGCATTGCTGATGCAACAGGCTATGATAGGCTAGATTTAATGAAGGCGGCCCACATAGAGTCTTCATTTGGAGCTGATATGGGGGATCAAAATAACGATAAGTATGGATTAATGCAAAGTGGTCACGACACTGCTGGTAAGTATGGTGTGGACAGGTATGATATGGCAAACTTTTATGGTGCAGAAGTTAGGGCTCGCACAAAGTCAAAAAACTCTGATAAGGATTTATGGTATCAAGCAAATACTGTAGAGGAGGCTAATAATATGGGGATAGAGAAGGGTTTATTAGAATATATGACATGGCAGCAGGGCCGCAATGGAATGGCAAAGGTAATAAACATAGCTACCGATAAAGATAGAGATGGTGTATCTTTTTCATCTGGCAGTTTGTCTGGAAATCTTGGCAGCACAAGAGAGCATCTCATAAACAATATGGCATTAAGAGACAAAAAGCACGCAAAGGAATTGCGCAAACTTTCTGATCACGAGTTGGCAAACCAATGGATAGCACTTACAAAAGAAAAATGGGAGACAGCAGGATCCGAGATAGAGTTTAAAGATGATTATTATGAGGTACCTGAATAATGGCTAAATCAAACAAGAAGGCAGAAAGAGTTCGGATGATTTTTAACAAATCACGGACTAGCTCAAGGATTCAATGGGAGAGAGTTAACCAGAAAGGTTATGACTTTTCTAATGATAATCAGTTAACTGAGGAAGAGCGCCTGAATTTAGAAGAGCAGGGGATGCCTACATTTACTATAAATAGGATTACACCAGTAGTAGAGATGCTTAATTTCTATGCTACTGCTAATAGCCCTAGATGGCAAGCAGTTGGAGCTGACGGGTCAGATGTAGATGTAGCAGCAGTATTCAGCGACATGGCTGACTATATCTGGTATAATTCAGATGGTCCAGCTATATATGGTAATGCTATCAATGATGCGATCACTAAGTCTATTGGATATATGCTCGTCAACGTCTCTCCAGACGCTGATAACGGCATGGGGGAAGTGGTTGTAGAGCAGCCAGAACCATTCGATATATATATTGATGCTAAATCTAGAGACATGTTATTTAGGGATGCTAGCTATATACTTATACGGAAGATCTTACCTAAACAGCACCTTATGAGTCTGTTTCCTGAAAGCAAATCTAAAATAAAGAAAGCTAGTTCTGACGAAAATAATGATGACCTGTATACAGTAAAGTCTAAAGGGGCGTTGCAGAAAGATTTTCACTATAAAGATATAGACGAAAGTGAGACTGTTGATCCTGAGTCTGGGGATCATGATACATTTCTA